CATCCAAGTTCTGCATGTCCAAGATGAACACTTCGTTCATTTGGTTCTCTTGCCATGTACCGAGCATCAAGTTGCTTGGCTGTGCGAAGATGATGTTGTTTGCAGTCATACCCGGGCAAACGTAGATTTCGTACATTCCTACGAAACGCTTAGATACTTCTGGTCCACCTGTCAAATACCATCCATTGCCGGCAGCAATTTGCGCTTGCATGTAAGCTTCCCAAGCAGCCTGTCCCATGTAAATTGCAGGCTTTTCAGCAGCACCTTTTACAGCAGCAGGTGCAGTGTTGATTACATCCCAAATGGTCGCGATGATGTTACTATCGCTCAATGCGCCTGAACCCGCAGATACAGCACCTGAACCACCTGCCTTAATCAAAGTTTCGAAACCATCGTATTGACCAGCGGTTGCATTTACACCTGACCACATGATAGTTTCGTTAGCAGCAGCAATACCACCTACCAAACGCTCAATGATAGCATCTTGGATTTGAGTGTTTACGCGACCTGACATTACATCGGCTGTAGACCAATCTGTGAAGAAGTCCTTCTTACAGATTTGACGCTGAACTTGGAATTCTTCCAAAGTCAAAATGCGCTCGGTCAAAGTGATTGTTCCAGTTGGAGTGAAATCACATGTACCTGCCGCAAATGATACGGTGTCATCAATTTTACGTACTACTGATTTGTAAGGTACGTTTGGCTTCATTGTTACATATCCTGCAGATACGTTCGACAACAAAGCTTTAGCTACGATTTCACCAGCTAATTCACCTGCATAGGTGGTGGTGAGTGAAGTTGTTGTTGGCATACTAAATTTAAATTATGAGGTGAATTAATTTACTTTTTTGAACGGATGCTTTCCATGAAGTCGCTGAATGAATGACCATTCGATGCAACAACCGGAGCAGCGTTTTTCTTAAACTCTTGTGATTTAACTGAAGGAACAGCAGGTGCTTTCTTAACTGAAGCGAGTTCAGCTTTTACACTTGCAGTTTCATTCTTAGCAGATTCTACTGCTGCAGCTAATTCAGTCTTTTCAGTTTCAAGTGCAGCAATACGCTCTGACAAATTACCGATAACAGCCACGAGATCTTCGCTGCTCATTTCAGTAGATTGTTCTTCGCGTTCGATTTCGGCAACAAGACCATCTTCGCCTACGACTACTTTGGTCACACCATCTTCTAATAGGTATTCGCCAGCAGGTACAGGCACTGGGTTTCCTTCAGCATCCTGTGTGAAAATATCCACACCTACTACCCACTCATCAGCGGTAGAATAGATTTTTGTACCATCATTCAAAGTACCTTCTACAGCAAACTTCAATTCCGTTGCAGCAGCTTCTTCTTCGAACTTGATACCAACGCTTGAAGGATCAATGCCGTACTTAGAGAATACGGATTTGATTTGTTCTTTTATGTTTGACATCGATTTATATTTGGGTATAGTAGCAAAAAAGCGATTTTGTTACATGCACCTACATGCCTTATCTTAGCAGTATAAATAAATACCCATATTATGAAAGCAAACCCTGAGTTTATGACGAAGAAGATTTCAGTTCGTCTAACTGAAAAGCAGTACAAGGCTGTGATGAAAAACGCGAAAGCAAGCAAGATGACCATTGCAGAATACTCGCGTGCGTGTATGCTGTAAAAAAAAGAAGGGGCTCGTTTGCCCCTATCTTTTTAATCTAAAACCTAAATCTCTTATGACACTAATAACCAAGATTTGGCAAATATATACAAAAATCATTTACCCAAACCTGCAAGAATTTGGTCTAATTCCAAAACCAATTCTGCTTCGTAGTTCTTCACCCCACTCATAGCTACACCGACTTCGTTGAAGAAGCCTTCTATGCTATAGCCTTTTACCTTTCCTTCCTTAACATCATTCCACACATGATCTTCATCGACTTTAGTTCCGATGAACCATGTACCATCCGGTAGTTCAGGCAAACCAAGTTGGATGCTCTTATCATTCTTTCCTTCCTTCAGCCATGATTCGACAACTGTCACACCTGTTACCGGTATCTCATGCTGCAAATTGGTGGTGTGTTGCAGATTCTTTTTGAAGAACTGATGCGCGATTGCCTGTACTGTTGACTTTTCAAAGTACACATAGTATGGCTCGCCTTTTTCATCATAGCGCAATATCTCTTTATCCGGTATCAAAGCAGGACCATAAAGCATTCTACGTTCGTCATCTACTTTGGCAAGCTGCATCTTACTCAATGCAATCCAATTTTCTTCGATTGCTGGCATGTCTACTAAACCCATTGCCGTAATACCTAAGCGACCTTCTTCGTCAATTACACACTTAACTACTTTTCTTTTTTCCATGTTTTAAATATATTTATTTTATCCTATACGTGCTAAGTCTTCTACGTTCTCGCGCACCTCTTGTTGGCTTGCTACATCACCTGCCAGTACATACGCACGTGGTAAGTATTGATCAGGGCGGTTGTTCACGAACTGCGCTGCAAGTGGATTGAACTGTGCAGGCTGTGCACCGTTATCTCCACCCCCACCTCCACCACCTAATGAAGGCAATGGTGTATCCGGTGCTGTGCTACCGCCTTCAAATTTAGTCGATGCAATTTTTGCAAGATTTGCTGCACTCGCTAACGAAACAAATGCAAGTGATGCAATACCAATAGGGTTAGGTACAGGACCAATTGCAACAGGCGAATTCGCAAGTGAGGTTAGAATCGCTTTTCCTGCATCAATGACAGCTCCTGCAAATTGTAGTTTTTTGTTAATGGCAAATTGCTTTTTTGCAAGTGCTTCTTCTTCTTTGCTTCCTTTCTTAGCTGATGCTAACCTGCCTGCAAAATATATGTCACTTAAATTAGTTAACGCCTGAATTCCTTGAGCAGCATAATCCAAACCTTTCTGTACTGTTTCAAGTTGTAGAGCTTGCTTTTGTTCTTCAGTAACTTCAGTTTGATCAACACTTGCAGCATCATACTTTTGTTGAATACCTAATAGTTCTAATCCTAACTGTTCCTGTAATTCTTTAGTGCCAATACCTGCAGCATCTGCAGCCGCAAATAAATCTTCATATTTTTGAGTGAGTGCAAGTTCTTCTTTTTCCTGTTCAGTCAACGTAGCTTCAAAGTTTGCATCCTGTAACGCTGCTAACTTCTCGTAATATGTCTGTGTTGCCTGCTCCCTCTTTTTGATTTCTAATTCTAACGCATCAGTCTTTGCTTTTTCAGAATCTGCATATTCCTTTGCATCTTGATCTCTTTTTGTTTTCGCATCAGCTGCTTGTTTATCTGCTGCATTCTTACGGTCATCAGCTGCTTTTTTATCCATTGCTTGAATCGACAATTGAAAACCAGCCTGTGCATTCTCTAAATCTTTAAGTCCTTTTTCAGCAGCTTTCAAAGCATCCTCACCTTCTTTTGCGACTTGTGCTGGATCAAAAACTAATTCTGCTACAGTAGTAGTAAACTTGTCACGCAGATTGCCAAACTTGGCGAATGTTTCTTCGCTAATAAATCCAAGCGAAAAAAGTTTCTCTGTCAAAAGATCAACACCCGCAAGAAGTGCAGTAAACGGTATACTAATGAAGTTTAAAAGTCCCTTCAGAATATCGCGGTTTCGTTCAGCTGCTGCATTCTGTTGATCCTTTTGAACACGCAGCGTTTCAATAACTGCTTTTTGGTCAATGATAGCCTGTTGTGCTTGGGCTATTTTGGTCTGTAATATTTCCCTTTCTGTCTTACCAGCTAAACGCAATATGTTTTCTTGTTGACTGATTGCATCTAACTGTTCTTTTGACTGTGCCGCACTTTCTTTTTGTGCGTTTAATCTTTCTAATTCAGCATCCGTAACACCATCAACTAAGGTTAACAATTCATCCGCATACACAACAGCGGCTGCAATAGCCGCTCCTATCAAGAATATAGGGTTTGTCAGCAACGCTTTACCAACGGAAACAAATGCACTACCTATGCCTTGAACACCTTTAGCAATATCAGCCGGCTTGACCTCACTAATATTCTTTGCAAGTAGTTTAGCACCTTCTGCAGCACCTTCAAAATCGAGCGATGCAATACGCGATGTGACAAGTCCTAATGAACCACTAACCTTTTCGAATGCACCACCTGCTTGAGTACCTACTGCCTGCGCTGCATCCTGAATCTTATCTTTCAGTTCACCAGCCGCAGCACTCAGTTCCTGATACTTCTTTGTTTGTGGATCAGTATTCGCTAACTGCGCCTGTAATTCGCGCAGCTGCGCCTTGAGTGATTTACCTGAATTATCCGCACTATCAAAAGCATTACCTAACTGTCGTAGGTTCTGCTCACTTTTCGCAGTGTCAATTTCAAATGTCCTTACAATAGGTTCAGCCATTAGTAGATGAGTTTATAAATTAAAAGGATAAGACTTGATGCAAGCAAGATGCGCCATGTGTACAGCGTAACATACCACAACACACGCTGCCATTTACGAAGCGAATAGTTGTGCTGTTTCTTTACTGCGATTCCAAGCTGGATATAGCGCATTGAGTTTTTAATTGAATCCATTATGTGAGTTTGTTTTGTTGGTAGTGTAATGATGCTGTCGATATGATACTAACCGGGAACGCAGGCGCAGCGTTTATAGTCAATATAAATCGATGCTGGTCTGTATTGGTAGTAGTATCAATAGTGATAGTATATGTATATCCTGTGCCAAACGTATCATTGCTTATTACGGTTACAGGTGTGGCGTATGCAACACCACCTACTTTGGTTAAGCCAAAAGAAAGTATTGCCACATCAATATCCGTTTGCGTATCGTCTTGAATTGTGAGGTTAAGCATGCAACTCATAGTGGTGCTATCGGGAATCTCTAAGTGTTCACCTGCTACGCCTTCGATAAACAACTCCTTTGTAGCACCTGCTGTCGCAAAACTATCTTTAACATGAAATTGCGTAACGCCCGATTGCGCCCATCCTGTTTCAGCATTCGCTGGATTGCCCAACCGATAACCACCACCCACATGCAAGCCCGGTAGATTCGTAATAACATTCTTGCCTAATAGATTGCTACCGCCTACATCTTTTGTCAACTCTAAATCAGTACCGACTGCAAGCATGTTTAAGTTCCCTTCTTCAACCGCGATTCTTTCACCGTTCACAACCGAAAATATGATTCCATTCAAAGCTTGCAATTCGGGGTTAGTAGATACATTGCTTTGATTAGCTACTATTGAATTTCGGAATTGTCCGTTATTGTTGAATGCCCAGCATACACCGTTCACTTCATCCCAAAAGTAGCCGTAACGTGAACAACAATCTTCAGTCGCTTCTACAGGATCACCTTCCCCATCTTCAAACTCAACCTCACCATTAGTGCTTACACCTACAGGAGTAGATGAACAGTCGTTAACTTGATCTAAAAACTTGAGAAGCTTAACCTTTGTGCTTTCCTGTAATCCAACTTTATAGTCGCTGATTTCAAGTATGCGCCAGTAGCTATCTTGTATCCATATCTTATCTGCAAAAGAAAAGGTAAGTATATCCTTTAAGTCAAGCGCAAAGAATGCTTCCATCATTCGACCTTCAGGCGAATACAACTCATTCATGTAATTGCGCCAATACGCATTGAACAAGTTGTTGTATGGATTCGCTGTAACTGTTATTACATGTGGTGGTATTTCAGGAGCCCAGTTTAAATCAGTATCATTAATTGTGGGGTAAATATTGCTGTAATGATTTAAGACAGGTACAGAGGTAGTAGTCGTTGCGCTATTGGTTACGTCATTGAATAGGTTAATGTTGTCATCACCTGCATGAAATAAAGCGCGTGGACCGGGTGCATTAAACTCAAGCTGCTCATT